GCAAGGACAGCTCCAACATGAGCTTCAACGCCTTGGCGATAAGAGCATGGCGTATATGCAGAAACGCTTTTTGGAGCAGTACATGGATGTGTACAAGTCCGTGAGCCTCCCAAGCCAAGTTATGTTTGCCACTATGGATAAGGCACAGGCGCAGCAGTTGATTAACTCTATCTGGTGTGCTGATGGCAAGTCATGGAGTGAGCGTATTTGGGATAATACCAAACTGTTGGGAGAGACATTGAATGAAGAGCTTGTGCATTGTGTAGTGACTGGCAAGAAAACAAGCGAGTTAAAGAAACTGTTGCAAGAGAAATTCAACACAAACCATTACTGCGCTGACAGAATCGCACGGACTGAGATTGCACACATCAATACACAAGCGGCACAACAGCGATATAAGGATTATGGGGTTAAAGAGGTTGAGGTATGGGCTGACAAGGATGAGCGGCGTTGTGAAATCTGCGGTAAGCTCCACAAAAAGCGCTACCCAGTAGATGGCCGGATGCCTGTTCCAGTACATCCCAACTGTCGATGCACCATAATCCCAGTAATTGAATAATCAGCAAGGAGATAGGCTTTACAGTCTATCTCTTTTGTCATTTAGGGGGTTGGACGCTAACTAACAACCTACAAGATTTGTCAAGGGGCGCTCGTGAGGCGCAACTTAGGAGGTAATTTTAATGGCTGAAAATATTGAAAACACCGGTGTTGTAACTGAGACTCAGACTACCGAGACTCAGACTGAGGAAACCAAAACCTACACGCAGGAGGAAGTGCTTGCACTACTCCAGAGCGAGACTGATAAGCGTGTCTCTCAGGCGCTGAAGACACAGCAAAAGAAATATGAAAAGCAACTCTCCCTGTCGAAGCTGGACGGCGATGAGAGGGCTAAGGCTGAAAAGGACAACCGCATTGCAGAGCTGGAGGAACAGCTTGCCGCATTTCAGATTGAGCGTAACCGCTCCGAGCTGAAGAGCGTTTTGTCAAGCCGTGGACTGAGCGCCGAGTTTGCTGACATTATCAGCATTTCTGATGATATTGAGGCTTCTCAGGCCAATATCGACAAGCTGGACAAGCTGTTTAAGGCCGCTGTAAAGGCGGAGGTTGAAAAGAGACTGGCTGGCAATGCTCCCAAGGCAAACACCACTACAAGCGGTGAGATTACCAAGGAGAGCGCCAAAAAGATGAGTTTGGCTGAAATCAATGAGCTTGCGGAGAAAAACCCGGAGCTTTATGCCAAGCTCTTCAACTGATTTATATTGGAGGTAAATAATTATGGCTAACACTGTTTTTGCTAATAAGGTTATCGAAGCTAAGGCTAAGGATTTGCTGACTACTGCTGTCAATACCCGTTCCCTGATGACGGTTGACAACTCTCTGGCTCAGAATCCCGGTATGACTAAGACTATCAATGTCTACACCTACTCTGGCACTGCTGAGGAACTGGCCGCTGGTGTGGGTAACACTTCTACTGCCCGTGGCAAGATTACTTACGCTGGCACTGACTACACCGTGAAGATGGTGCAGCAGGCTTTTGATTATCTGGATGAGGACTTTATGAAGGATAACACCATCGTTGACAATATGCTCAAGGGCGCAAATCAGGTGATGGTGAACAAGATGACTGCTGACTTCATTACCGAGTGCGGCAAGGCCACTCTGAGTTCTGAGTTCACCAACTTTGGCTACGATGCCATTGTTGACGGTATCTCTACCCTGAACCTGGAGGACGAGAGCAAGCTGTTCCTTGTCATTCCTAACGCTTGGAAAGCCTCTCTGCGTAAGGATGCGGATTATAAGGCCGCTCAGATGGGACAGGTTATCTACAACGGACAGGTTGGTACTATCTGCGGTATCCCTGTGATTTGCACCAAGGCTCTGACTGATAAGGCTTATGTTATGACTAACGAGGCTGTCAAGCTCTTTATGAAGAAGGACGTTGAGGTTGAGCAGGACAGAGACGCTGACAAGCGTACCAACAGTGTGTATCTGCGTACTGCTTACATCTGCGCTCTGGTTGACGCAACCAAGATTTGTGAGCTTTCCAAGAAAGCTTCTTGATTTCATAGTTCCCAAAAGTGCGGGGGTGGGGGCTGTTCCCTATCCCCGCACATGATTTAAGGAGGGATTTACTATGATTGACGAAATTAAAGTTATGCTTGGCGAAGCAAACGAAAACTTCACAGACGCTCAAATTGGCCTTGCTCTGAAACACGCTTTGGCAGAAGTCGAGGCATATTGCAAGCGCAAGGTAGATTATGAGCTGCAAATTTGTGCTGAAAAGATTGCGGTTATCAAACTGAATCGAATGAATACGGAGGGGCTTGCCTCTCAGTCTTACAGCGGAGTGAGCGAAAGCTATATTGACGGCTATCCTGCGGACATTCAAGCCGTACTGGATAGGAAACGCAAGATTACAGTATTGGGGTGATTGCATGATTGGTGTATCTATGCGTCTTTATGACTACTACACCTATGGGGACGATGACGGCTACGGCCAGCCCACACTTTCACCCACGGTACAAGGAACTGTAAAGATGGCGATTTTTGTTACTTCGCAAACCATCCAAGACAATATCAACTACAAGGACGCAGCCTACATTGGCCTGACACACGCTGACATGGATGACACCTATGTTATCCAGTATGGCGACAAAAAGCTGAAAGTGCTTTATGTGCAGACACAAGGGCGATTCCACCAGATTTTCATGGGGGAATTGTAATGGCGATTAAATTCGAGGGGTTAGAAAATGTCTTGGACGGGATTGAGAAGATTGGCGATACCAGCAGACTTGAAGGGGCAATCGGTAAGGCTTGTGCGCTCGTTGAGGCTGAGGCCAAAAAGAAAGCCCCGAAAGACACGGGAGCGCTCAGACGCAGTATTACCAGTAAGGTTGATACCAGCGGGAGTGACATCGTGGGCATTGTCTACACTCCCCTTGAATATGCGCCTTATGTTGAATACGGTACTGGACTTTTTGCAGAAGAGAGAGGCCGTAAGGATGTGCCGTGGTGTTATCAGGACGATAAGGGCAACTGGCATACCACATCCGGGCAAAAGCCGCAACCGTTTATGCGTCCAGCGCTAAATGAAAACCGTGAAAAAATCGCACAACTGATTAAGGAGGGCATCAGCGATGATTGACTATCACACTCAGTTGGTTGCCGCCCTTAGTAGTGTGCTTCCAACACATTATGAAATGACGCTGAAAAGCGGTACGAAAGTACCCTGTATCAGCTACATGGAGATGAACAATTATTCATCTGCAAATGGCGATACTCTTGGATACAGCATTATTAGTTACCAGGTAAAAGTTTGGGCTAATGATATTGCTACCATCCAGAAGTACGCAACACAGGTTGATGCGGTTCTCCGCCCTATTGGATTTACAAGGGTTTCAAGCGGGGAGCTGTATGACAACAACAGCACCATGATTCAAAAGGTAATGACTTTTGAGGCATTGGCTTCTGAACAATTTTAAGGAGGTAAATAACTATGGCTGTTATTTCTAAGGGAATTAAACTCTCTTATAAGGCAAGCTCTGAGGCTCCCAGCTATACAGATTTGACTAATCTTCAGGACATTCCTGAGCTGGGTGGCACCAGTGAGTCTATTGAGATTACTACTCTGGACGATGCCGCACATATGTACACCGATGGCATTCTCAACTATGGCGATAGCCTGTCTTTCACTTTCCTGTACGAGAACACCCAGTTTGAAACCCTGATGGCTCTGACTGGCTCCATTGACTGGAAAGTGACTCTGCCTGACAGCACCACTTGTTCTTTCAGTGGTACAAGTTCTGTGCATCTGGCTGGCGTTGGCGTGAATGCCGCACTGACTTACATCCTGGCTATTAAGCCTGATTCCGAGATGGAGTGGGCTTAATATAACCCGTTGACGGGAGTGGGGGAGAGGTTTATCTCTTCCTCTCTCCCACTAAATTCAAAAAAAAGAGAGGTAATGAATTATGCTATATGTTGATTTTACGGCTGGCAATAAGGACTACAAACTGAGAATTAACACCCGCAATACCGTTGTTTTGGAGAAGCAGCTTGGTTGCAATCCTTTGGCTATTTTCGGTGATGGCGATAGACTGCCTACAATCACTGAAATGGTGAATATTCTGTATGCGTCTTTGCAACAGCTCAATCATGGTATCAGTCTGAATGATGCCTATGACATTTTTGACGCTTGGCTGGAGGATGGCAACACCGCTACTGACTTTATCCCCATTATCCTTGATATTTACCGTGTGTCTGGACTGATTAGCAAGGACACCAAGGAAGCCAAGGAGGACAAAGGTGGAAAAAACTAACGGGCGGGAGGACTAACAATCCCCCGCTTTTATTCTCAGATATTGTTTTCAAGTGGTTAGATGTTGCACTTGATTACGGTATATCCGAGCATGATTTTTGGGAGATGACGATTGCGGAGCTGGAGAGGGCGATTAACAGCAAGAAGAGAGTGCAAAAGCGAGAGGCTCAGGAGCAGGCTTCTTTTGACTACATCCTTGCTGATTTGATTGGCAGAAGTATCTCCAGAATTTACAACTCTGCAAATAATGTCCCAAGCATTAGCGAGGTTTATCCGACACTCTTTGATTCTAAGGAAATTGAAGACGCAAAGAGTGTAAAGCAAGATGAATTGTCAGCCCTGAGATTTAGACAGTTTGCAAAATCTTTCAACAAGAGATTCAAGGGGGGTGAGCAATAAGGATGAACGAAGAGCTTAAAGTAATAATCACTGCTGAAATTGACAAACTCAAAAGCGCAATCTCAAACGCCAAGAGCGAGGTTGAGGGGTTTGTAAGCAAAAGCGGTGTATCCCTTGAGAAGTTTAGCGCCGGGTTTAGCAAGGTTGGTGATGCGGCAAAGACTGGCCTTAAAGTTGCCGCTGGTGCAGTTGCCGGTGCTGCTACGGCTCTTGTTGGTGCTACCGTTGCAACGGAGGACTACCGAGTAGCGCAAGCAAAGCTTGTATCTGCATTTGAGGCGGCTGGTAGTTCCGCTACGGTTGCCAAGGATACATATAACGACTTGTATCGTGTGCTTGGTGATGGTGACACGGCAACTGAGGCCGCTAACCATCTGGCAAAGCTGACTACGGAGCAAGAAGCCCTTAGCGAATGGACGAATATTTGTCAGGGTGTATATGCTACCTTTGGCGATAGTCTTCCTATCGAGGGATTGACGGAGGCGGCAAACGAAACCGCCAAGACAGGCGAACTCACCGGCTCATTGGCCGATGCGCTGAATTGGGCTGGCGTGGCAGAAGCGGACTTCCAGGCAAAGCTTGACGCTTGCACTTCATCGGCAGAGCGGGAAAAGCTTATTAGAGAAACGCTGAATGGCGTGTATGACAGCGCCGCTGAAAAGTACGAGCAGAATGCCGCTGGCATCCTTGCCAGTAATGAAGCGAATGCCAAGATGACTGAATCTATGGCAAAGCTGGGCGAGGCCGTACAACCCGTGATGACGGCTCTCTCTGAGCTTGCGGCTGGGGTAATGGCTGAATTGGCTCCACACATCCAGGAGCTTGCAGACAAGTATCTCCCGTCCATCAAGGAGGCTCTTGCTGGTGTTGGTGACGCTATCGGCACTGTTATTGGCTGGATTGCCGATAACTGGACACTGGTTTCTACTATCGCCGCTGTTGTTGCTGGTATTGCCGTTGCCATTTCCACCGTTTCTACGGCTCTTGGCATTTACAACACTGTTATGGCCGCTACTGCTGTTGTGTCTGCGCCTGTTATTGGTATCATTGCCGCTGTTACGGCTGGTATCGCCGCTCTGGTGGCCGCTATCGTCCTTTGTGTCCAGCACTGGGATGAGATTAAGGCCAAAACCAAGGAAGTTTGGGATGCCATTGTCGGCTGGGTTAGCGGTGCAGTCGAGTCCGTTAAACAAGCGTTTAACAACATGAAAGAGGCCATTTCCAATGTGGTTGATAATATCAAAACCGCAATGGCTGAGAAATGGAATGCTATTAAAACCACGGTTTCCAATGTGGTTGACGGTATCAAAACGGCTGTTTCTGATAAGTGGAATGCTATCAAAACCGCCGTTGGCAATACCGTAGATAACATTAAAACTGCTGTATCCAACAAGTGGAATGATATTAAAACCGCTGTTGGCAATACGGTTGAGAGCATTAAATCTACCGTATCGACTAAGTGGAATGCAATCAAAACCACTGTTGGTACGGTGATGGACAATATCAAAACTGCTGTCTCCGATAAGTGGAGCGCAATCAAAACTACGGTTGGCAATGTCGTGGACAACATTAAAACCACTGTCTCTGATAAGTGGGAGTCAATCAAGTCCACCGTGAGTACCGTAACCACCAACATTAAGGACACCGTTTCCGAGAAATTTAACCAAGTCAAAGAAACAATGGGTACTGTGATGCAGGCCGCAAAAGACACCATTTCCGAGAAGCTTAACAATATCAAGGCGGCTTATGAGGAACACGGCGGCGGCGTAAAGGGCATTGTCTCTGCATCTATGGAGGCCATTAAGGGGTATTATTCCGCTGGATATACCTTTATCGACAATCTCACCAACGGCAAGCTCTCATCTATGGTTGAAACCATTAGAAGCAAGCTGGAGAGCGCCAAGAATACGGTATCCAATATCCTAAACAGTATCAAGCAGAAGTTTAGCGACATTTTTGAGAGTGCTAAAAATATCGTTTCTAACGCAATCGAGAAAATCAAAGGGTTCTTTAACTTCAAGTGGGAACTTCCCAAGATTAAGCTGCCCCACTTCTCAATCACTGGTAAATTCAGCCTTAACCCGCCACAGATTCCGCATTTCTCTGTTGAGTGGTACAAGCTGGGTGGTGTATTTGATGAACCCACATTGTTTAACTACGGCAATGGTAAGATTGGCGGATTGGGAGAGGACGGCGCTGAAGCTATCGTACCTCTGGAGAGAAACACTGCTTGGCTGGATAGGCTTGCTGAAATGCTGAAAGACAAGCTGGGCGGAGATAATGGCGGTGCTCGTGACATTATCCTGCAAGTTGACGGCAAAACTTTTGGCAAAATCAGCGTGGACAGTATTAACGATTTGACAAGGCAGACGGGAAGTTTGCCGCTGAAACTTGTGTAAAGGAGGTGGAAACACTTGGCCTATTTTAAGATTGGTGATGTGGACTTCTCTGCATATGTAAATGCGCTGAAAGTCACAAACAGCAAAAACTATACTGCGCTTACAAACGCAAATGGGGATACGGTTGTTGACTACATCAATAACAAACGGACTCTTGAAGTGGGGATTATTCCTCTGGATGATACGGCTATGGCCGCTCTCCAGAGCGCTATTGATGATTTCAGCGTTTCCATCTCTTTTCGCAATCCAAGAACCAATGAGCTTGAGACAAATGTTTCTTGCATTATCCCGACTGATACAGTCGAGTATTACACAATCCAGGTTGGAAAGGTAATGTATAAGGCATTTGTCCTGCAATTCATTGAACTGTAAGGAGAGGATATTATGATTTCAGCGTCTACCAACATTGTGAATATGATTGACTCTCCTGTAAGAAAGATTACTGCCAGGGTGGAGGTTTACAACGCCTCTGCCCTGGTGGACACTTTCACTTACAGCGATAAGCTGATTAGTGTAAATATTGAGAGAGTCTGCGAAGAGGGTAAATTCTTTGGCTTTGGAATTTGCCAAAAATTGAATGTAAAAATCTTGGACAGCAACCGTGAAGTTGACTACCTTACCACGCAGCACAGCATTAAGATTGCGTTTGGTACGGGCAGTGAGTATGTATATACCACACCAACATTCTATGTCACCCAGTCACGGCGGGACGAGAATACCAACGAGCTTACTATCTACGGGTATGATTTGATTTATGACGCTTCGGCACGGTACACCAGCGAGCTTCAAATTTCTGCGCCTTATAGTCCGTTGGACTTGGCCGCTGTTTGTGCTACCACTCTGGGAGCGGCAGGAACCGACATTAAAGGGCTTGGGAGCACTGAAACCTGCTTTGAGAAAGTGTATGCAGGTGGAGCCAACTTTGAGGGTACAGAGAGCCTTAGAGACGCACTGAATGACATTGCAGAGGCTACGCAGACAATCTATTATGTCGATGCAAATAACAAGCTTGTGTTTAAGCGTTTGGGTAAGGATGCCGCCGCTGATTTGAGTATCACTAAGGCCAAGTACACCACCCTGGATAGCTCTAACAGCCGTAGGCTTGCTACCATCTTCCATGTCACAGAGCTGGGCAACAATATCTCCGCTTCAACTACGCAAACTGGTAGTACACAGTATGTCAGAGACAATGCGTTTTGGACTATGCTGGAAGACGATGAGGTTGCCACACTGGTTGAGGATGCGGTTGATGCCGTGGGCGGTTTAACTATCAATCAGTTTGAATGCTCTTGGCGGGGTAATTTCTTACTGGAAATCGGTGACAAAATTGCATTGACAACTAAGGATGATAGCACTGTCATGTCATTTGTACTGGATGACACGATTGAATATAACGGGGCTTTTTCTGAGGAAACCAGTTTCAAATATGATGACGATGAAGCGGAAACGGCTGATAACCCGTCTTCCCTGGGGGATGTGCTGAAACAGACTTACGCCAAGGTTGACAAGGCCGAAAAGCAAATTGAGCTGGTTGCCGGTGATGTAGAGGAAAACAGCAGTAAGATTTCTTCTATTGCTCTTGACACCGATTCCATTATCGCAAGCGTTGAGGAAATCAACAAGAATACCAATAACCGGCTTGACGCAACCGATGAGAGTATCGTGTCCCTTACCGAGAGGCTTAACGCTACTGTTTCAAGTGACGCTCTGGACATTAGAATCCAAGAGGTACTTAATAACGGCGTTACAAATATCACGACTGAGCGAGGATTTACTTTTAATGACGATGGCTTAACCGTCTCCCATAGCGACAGCGATATGACTACGCTTGTTACAGAGGACGGTATGACTGTTTCCAAGGGGAGCCAGGTAATGTTGACGGCAAACAATCAAGGCGTAAATGCTGCTAACCTACACGCCAATACATACCTCATCGTTGGTGAGTATAGCCGCTTTGAAGATTACGGCAACGGACGAACAGGTTGCTTCTGGGTTGGATAAGGAGGAATAATATGGCAGATAGATTTTCTTTGCAGCTTGTAGCCTATGACGATGTTGTAGCACCTGGTTATTATGGCTGGCGATTTACTATCAACTGCAAACAAACAAGGAATTATCTTCAAAATACATCTCTAATTGAATGGGAGCTTAGACAAGAGCCTAACGGCCTCAACATTGTGTTTTTCCCAGAGGTTGAGGAAACCACCCTGACAATCGGGGATGAAGATGTTTACCACGATGACAACCCAAGCATTGTTGTTGTCCCTGGTGATGTTTACGGTAGCGTCACCGGCTCTTTTACCGTCAGCCATGATGATAATGGTGAGCTTACTCTACCCATTACATTTGTCACTGGCGACAAGAGCATTAGCGGCAGTTGGGAACTCACTGCAATGCCTGAGCCGTCCCGTATCTACCAAAACCCGGCTCAGATTGGAAATATGGCAACGCTTGTTATTACCACCTACACTGACGATGGATGGACGCACGATGTAACCTACACCTTTGGTGACTTGAGCGGCACAATCGTTACCGGCGTACCTGGTGCAAGTGCTTATACATGGACGATTCCTGAATCTTTCTATGATGAACTTGGCCCGGATAAATCATCTATGGAGGGTACGCTTACCTGTAAGACATATTATAACGGTTCTTATTATGGTGAGTATTCCACTACATTTATTGCGGCTACTTTTGCTGAAGATGTGCCGGTAATTGATGTTGATATTTACGACACCGATTCAGCGATTATTGCACTGACTGGGGATAGCAGTGTATTAGTGCCTGGATATAGTGACGCTAAATATGTGATGACTGCCACACCTAAGAATGGGGCAACCATTGCATCTGTAAAGGCTTCAAACGGCTCTGTTACCTATGATACCAGCACAGGCACATTTACAGATTCTAAGGCCACAAAATACACATTCTCCGCAACAGATAGCCGTGGGCTGCTTGGCACTGAGACGGTTATTGTGCCGATTGTAGACTATGTTAAACCAACGGTTGAAATTAGTGATGTCTACATGGATGGTACTGGTGAGCTTACATTTACACTAAGCGGCAACTGCTTCAGCGGTAGCTTTGGAGCAGTCAACAATGCCCCGAAAGTCCAGTACCGCTACAAGAAAGACGGCGGTTCTTATGGTAGCTGGGTGACTGTCACACCGAGTTTTAGCGGCAAAACCTACTCTGCTGATGTTACTATTACCGGGCTTGACTATCATTCAGGTTATACTTTCCAGGCCAGAGTACAAGACAAGCTCAACCTGGTTGAATCGCCTTTAACTCCCGTAAACAGTAAGCCTATCTTTGATTGGAGCAACCAGGACTTTAACTTCAATGTTCCTGTCAATGTCAATGGTGAAATTACTGTCAGCGGAGATGTTGAGTTTGGAGGGAGCACCAGCGGCCTTAAAGCAGAGGATATTGAGGGTGCTGGATTGCGGTACGGCACCTGTTCAACTGGGGCAAGCACATCCGCAAAGGTTGTTGCAAGCGAGGGCTTTCCCGCTCCTAAAACGGGTGCAAGCATCCGGGTTAAATTTAGCTCAGGAAACACGGCAAGCTCTCCAACCATGAATGTCAATAACACTGGCGCTTACGCAATCAAGAGCTATGGTTCTACCGCAAATATGGGCTATAAGTGGTATTCCGGGGAGGTAAAGGATTTTGTCTTTGATGGCTCATATTGGGTGATGGTAGACGGTATGGTTGCCTCTACATCATATTATGGCAAGACTATCCTCACCAATACCGTAGATTCTACCACTCAAAATAAGGCGGTTACACCCTATGGCGTACAAAAGGCCATTGAAGACGCTATGAGCGGCGGCGGTACGACACCCACCGTAGGCTCTTGGAGTCCTTATTGCTCTGGCTCTGGCACAAAGACAGGATGGTATATCAAGGTAGGCTCCTATGTGATTTTGGGCTTCTACATTGATATTACTGTCAGTGCGTCCAGCAACACTGAAATCAGCATTTCCGGGTTGCCGTTCTCTCCGAGAGAAGATGCCGCTGGTGGTGGCTTCTGTTCACCGGCCTACTACTCAAGGACAGCGCCGTTTACCGGCTGGAAGCTGTCTGGCAGTTATATTAAGGCAATGGGTGGCTTTATTTCATCTTTCGGAAGCGGTGACGAATTTGAGGCCGTTGAGCTTATGTATCCGTCCAATGGCACTAAAATGGTTGCCAGCGGGACAATTTGCTACTATGCTTACGGATAAGAGGGGAGGAATAATGGAACTTATTGAGGTTGTAGCTTGGTTTGGCATACCCGCAGCTATCACGGGCATTGGTGCGTGGTGGATTAAGCGCAAAGTGGAGGCCAACGAAAAGAAGCAAGCCGAGCGAGACACGAATATTGAAACACTTATTTTACTCATGATGCAAAGTTCACGAGCGAACAGCATCGGGATTGAGGCCATTGCCAAGGCCGTACAGCGTATCCCTGACGCTCATTGCAATGGGGATATGCACGATGCCTTAGCCAAGATGGACGCTCTGCAAAAGAGAGAGAAAGATTTTATGCTCGACAAGGGCATTAAGTACATTTTCGAGTGAGGAATGGATATGAAAGAGAAAATCATCAACCGGCTTTGCACCGTTAAATCAATCGTTACCATTTTGCTGACGGCTGTATTTTGCTATCTGGCTATTGTCGGCAAGGTGAGCCAAGAGCAAGTTATGACTGTGTTCACAGTGGTTATCAGTTTCTATTTCGGCTCTCAGAGTGAGCGTCTTAATAACGCTCTCAACCAGACACAGACAGAATAATCAATTAGGGGCTGCTTCACGGCGGCTCCTTTTTTTTCGCTTGACTAATTGTGATTTTGCAGTATAATTTTGTTGTGACATACACCCAGGATAAAAATTTGTTCGAGTCCTGCAAAGTTGCTTAAAAAGTTGTGAAAAATCCATGTTTACCGACGAGGCCGACATCAAGAACATGGAGAAGCTCATCGACTTCCTGGAGGAAAACGACGACGTCCAGAACGCCTATCGCAAAGATATCGCCAAACGGATGAAACAGAAGGAATTGCCGCAAATTGACCTTCTCTTGGTAGTTGATA